CGTGTCCTGCACGTCGCCGCCAGCCTCGTACACCCGGACCCGGACCTCCACCGTGACGTCCTCGCGGAACAGGTTGCCGTGCTCTGCGGTGGCCGGGTTCCGGATGGACCGGACCTGCCCGCCGTAGATGCAGACCCGCTCGATGTCCGGGGGCAGCGTGTAGGAGATCTGCACGCCGTAGAGCGGATCGCCCGCCGTCGCCAGATCCGACCACGCCTGAATGCGGGCGATGACCGCCCGCTTCGCCGCCCACGCCAGCAACGTCGTCATCAGCCGAACCCCGGCCGTGGAGAGGGGTAGCGGCTGTACGTGGCGTCGACCTCGGGGATGCCGACCTTCTCGGTGGTCGGCGACCCGTAGACCACCGAGCCGCCGCGCTCGTCGATCTGCACGACCCGCTCGGCCCGGTCCGGCAGCGGCGAACGGGATTGCAGGGCGATCGACTTGAACCGGATTTTGGCCGCCCGCACGATGTCGATCGGCGGGGCGTCCCAGCCGTACTCCAACTCGATCGTGATGTTCTTGACCCCGGACGGGACACCCGGTACCCAGCCCTGCGATAGGTAGATCATCCCCGCGTCTGAGTAGCCGACCGACGCGGTGTCCGCCGGGGCGAACGTCGCGCTCCCGACCTTCACCGACCGGATCGACCGGATCAACGCGACCGGCGACATCAGCGCGGTCTGCCCGGTGCCGTTCGTGGTGAACCGCAGGAAGCGCGGCACGAACGCCTGCCCGCAGATCCGCTCGCACTCCGACTCGGTCTGCGCCCGGTAGTCGACCATGTCCGACTCGGGGAACTTCGTCAGGCTGGACAGCGCCGGGTCCACCGCGCGGCCCTCGGTGGTCGAGAAGAAGAACCCCCCGACGATCTCGATGCTGTCGGTGAGCACGATCGCGTCGCCGGACACCGTCGCCGCCCAGGTGACCACCAGCCAGTCGACGACGTCGCGTCCCTGGAACTGGTAGGTGTATTTGTGGTTGGCGTCGGGCCCGGTCGCGTTGCCGCCCTCCACTGCCGTGCCGTCCAGCCGGGTGATGGTCACGACGACGGAGCCCGTCGCGTCCGTCGCTACCCCGTCGAGGTAGAACGTCTGCGAGAGCACCGACTTCGCCGTGCGCAGCACCCGGAGCATCTGTCAGGCCTTCGTGGTCGGCTTCGTCGTGCGACCCTGCGGCGCCCCGGTGCGGGACGGCTGATCAGAAGCGGTCTCGGTGTGCCCGCCGTCGCCACTGTCCGACCGGTTGGCAGCCGCCTTGCGCCGGCGCGCCGCGGTCGCCTTGATGGCCGCCTCGCGCTTCTCGTGCGCGATCGCCAACTGCTCGTTGGAGTCGGCCGGCGGGATGTTGTCCGGGTGCGCGCCGTCGAACGGGACGTCCGGATTGGTGTTGTCGTCCTTCTCGTCAGGCATGACTGACCCTGTCCTTCCCGTGGATCTCCACGACTCCGTAGCCGATCGGATCAGACGACCCGACCAGTTCCTTGCGCCCGGCCGGGGCCAGCCCGCGCCAGAAGTTGCCGACGCCGGGCGTCCATCGGCTGGCGATGCCGTGCACCAGCACAATCCCGCCGTCGCGCACCATCGACCCGTAGGCGCCGAACGCCGCCCGCATCGTGTCCTCGGTGCGCAGGGCGGACAGCACCAGCACGTCCACCGGGCGTTTGCCGATCTGGTCGCGGACCCGCAGCACCATCGAGACGTCTCGCGGATCCCCCGCCAGACCCACCACCGCCTCCGGCAGCTGCTCGCCCGAGAACGCCGGGGACTGAGCCCCCGGCGTCCACTCGACGCCGATCACCCGCGCACCCATCGCCCACCAGGCGAACCACCCGGCCGGGCCCGACCCGACGTCCACGATCAGCCGCGGCGAGAGGGCGTCGATGCGCTCCAGCGCCGCCCACAACTCGTGGACGTTGGCCCGGGCGCCCCGGGCCACCGCCTCGTAGGCGATCGTGCGGCACAGCTCGTCGGTCATCAGACCACCGCAGCGTCGATGGTGCTGGTGACGTTCGTGGTCGCGCTCAGAGTCAGCCGCAGATAGCGCCAGGCGCTGGCCGGGTTGACGATCCGGATCGTGGTCGTCGCCGTGGTGATGGCGAACGTCGCCGTGGAGAACACCGTGGGCGTGGCCGAGTCGGCCGAACTCAGCGGGTTCCACGCCGAGTTGTCCAGCGAGCCCTCAAGCTGCATCGTCACCGTCGGGGTCGCACCGACCGTGGTCACGATGGTGACGACGGCGGGCCCCGTGGTCTCGCCGCGGTCCAGCACATTCGTTGTCACACCGTCGGTGGTCACCGCCGCGGCGAGGGACGCGTCGTTGCGCAACTCCAGCCCGACGCCATGAGCGATCTCCTGCGCGATCCGGTCGGCCGAACTGGCACCGGTGTTCGAGAACTGGTTGACCGCCGACAGCGCGCTGGTCGCCGCGCCGGGTGGCAGTGTCTTGCCCCACGTCGTCGACTTCTGTGCGAGGCCGAGCGCGCTGAGGGTGATGGTGTTCCACGCCGCCGCGCCCGGCCACGGCCGGACCTGCAACGTGGTGCCTGAGATGGTGATGACGGCCATGTGAAACCTCCCCTTTCCGGGGGTGCGGGCCGCCCCGGAGGGCGACCCGAACCGTCACGACTCAGGAGCCGCTGAACGTCGGCGCGATGAAACCGGCGCCGCACATGTTGATGGTCGCGCCGGAGAAGCGCCGGAACGTGTAGGCGAAGTAGCCGTACAGCACCAGCAGGACGCCAAGGTTGGCGGCAGCCGGCTGCTCGGCCCGGATGAACACCGGGGCGTTGGGGTCCTCCCACAGGTGACATTCCTGCGTCGGTACCACGTAGATCTGGTCCTGCGCGCCACCGGTCGTGGCCTGCGCCAGACCGACCGTGGTGACGTTGGCGTCCACGCACAGGCCCATGCCGTTCTGCAGGGTGCCGCGGATGCCCTTCGCGTAGCCGACGCTGTCGTTGTTGACCAGCAGGTTCTGCGTGGGCACCCGGTTGTCGCCACCCAGCGCCATCGGCCAGGTCGAACTCACGGCCGACAGCATCGAGTAGTAGCGGCGCGGGTGCATGACCACGAGGTCCGGCTGAGCCCAGCCCAGCAGGGTCGTCTCCACCGACGACGCGGCCTGGATGATCGCGCTGTAGAACTGCGGGGTGGTCAGCACCGACGCCTGCGCCTGCGCGGTCGAGATCGCCGCGAGACCCGTGGTCGCCTGGTTGAGCAACGTCGAATCCAGCGTGGTCGCGTACCGGCGGAACAGGTCGTCCATGACGACGTCCTCGACGCCCGTGCCGCGGTCGATCGCCTGACGGGACAGCGTCTGCTGACCGGCCGCCGTCTGCACGTTCTCCGTGAGCAGCGTGTCATCGATCGAGGTGGCGCTCACCGCCGTCTGCTCCGTCGCCTGCAGGGCCGCCGACGTCGCCGTGGTGATCAGCGAGATGTTGATGGTCATACCGCTGGACGGCAGATCGTGGTGGTTGCAGGTGTCCGCGAACGGGCGCAGGGCCGCGACCTTCGGGGCGTACATGTCGGTGAGGTACTGCGGCACGGTCAGACCGGCGAAAGCACCGGTACCCGCGTCGCCGGCGGCCCGCTCCATGTACTGGCCGCGCTCCACCCGCTCCTCCTGCATGTGCCGGGACAGCCGCTGCTCGGCCTCGATGTCGCGGTACAGGAACTGGCGGGTCACGTCACGGACGAACTTGGCCCCGTTGCGGTCCATGCCCGAGTGGTAGGTGCGCTCCTCCTGGCCGATCCGGGCCACCCGGTCGTACGCGGGCCTGGTGCCGCGGTCGACCGACGCCGGGTTGGCGTGCCGCTCCGCAAGGTGCGCGTCGTTCTCCAGCTCGCTCGCCTTGGTGCGCTTCGAGATCTCCAGCTGGTGCTCGAGCCCGGCCTGGTTGACCTTCGCGCGGGCGATGATGTCCTGCTGGTGCTTGATCTCTTCGTCTTCTTCGGCGGTCAGGTTGGCGCGGCCCTGCTGCTTGGCGTTCTCGAGGACTGCCCGGACCGTCGCGTGACCGCGGGCGTTGGCCCGCTTCTCCAGCTCGATCGCGGCTTCCTGGTTGATGATCAGGTCTTCGATCGTCGCCATAGCGACGTCTCCTTCGGGTTCAGGTGGTTAGCCTGCCCGCAGGAACGGGGCACCGGGTGTGACAGCCAGGGGCTCGTTCGTTCCGCCGCCGGTATGACTCTCGGGGTGGCCCGCGTGCGTTGCTATGGGGACTGGTCACGCGGGATCGGTATGACTCCCGTAGGGCCCGGTATGACTCCCGGCGGCCCAGTCCGCGCCTATCTGGTCTCGAAGTCCGCGTCTAGCAGCGCCTCGATGGAAGCGATACTACGGCCCATCCGCTGCTGCGGGGTAGATCGTTCGGCCGGAGCGGGCTCGCCGCGGGTCTCCACCGGCCGCCCCGCGCCCGCCCGGGTGACCCGCGGAGCCGGTGCGGCGTCGCGTCCGAGGTAGCGGTAACCCCACCGGGTGAGGTCGTGGCTGCGGGTCATCCGCTCGGTCATATCCGCCGGCGGGGTCTTCGCCGGGTTGGCGGCGCCCACCCGGTCGGCCAGGCCCATCTCGACCGCCTCGCCGGAGAACGCCCACGTCTCGTCCAGCATCAACTGCCGGGCCTCCTCGGTGGTGATGCCCATCCGGGTCGCGTAGATCTCGGCGAGGTTGTCCGACTGGCGGCCGATCCACGTCGTCGCCTTCGCCAGTTCGGCCTCGTTGCCCTCGATCGTCGCCGACGCGTCGTGCAGCATCCACTGGGCGCCCGGCATCGTCTCGATCTCGTCGGCGCCGAGCGCGATCACGCTGGCGGCCGAGGCGGCGATGCCGTCCACGCTCGCGGTGATCCACGCCGGGTGATGCAGCAGCGACGAGCGGATCGCCATACCCTCGGTGACGCTGCCGCCCGGCGAGTTGATCCGCAGGTGGATCCGGGGCGTGGTGATCGCGTTCAACTCGTCCGCGAACGTCTTGGCGTCCACTCCGAACGAGCCGCCGATCTCATCGAAGACGAAGACATCGGTGGACTCGATCGGGTCGGCGCCCGGCTCGTCCGGCGGGATCGGCTGGCCCGCGCGGATCTCATACCACGGAAGCTGGGCGGTGACCAGATCCTCGACGGAGAGGTCCGCCTGATTTGCCAGATCTGCAAACCGGGCCGCCGTGCGGATCTTCCGGCCCTGCAACCGTCGGCGCATCGGGCTCGCGCCCGCGTCCACCTCACCGGTCGAGCGGCGCACCACGATCCGGGCGCGTCCCGGGCGGCCGGTCGCGCGGGCGTCCAGCCGGGAGCGGGCCTCCATCAGTGCGCCGCGGGGGAGCCGGTCGAGGTCGTCCAGCATCTCCGACGCGCGGGCGCTGATATCCGTGTACGGGTTGGCGCCGAAGTTGCACGCCGACACGTCGCCGCCGTCGATGTCGTACTCGACGATCTCGAACTCGGAGAAGTCGGCCGACCACTGCCCGCACCCGTCCGGGATCATGAACGCGAACGACATCTGCGGGACGTCGCCGTCGTCGATGGCGATGACCAGGTCGGAGACGTCGGAGCGCTTCGGGTTCAGCCAGCCGTCATGCCAGCCGCCCTGCACGTCCTCGCGGAGTTCGAGGGTGCCGGTCGTGGTCCGGGCCATCGCCATGCCGCCGTGGTTGGTCAGGAACGCCACCTCCGGGCTGGCCGCCAGCGTGCGCGCCCCGGCCCCGGCGCGGACCCGCTCGCGGTACTCGCCGACCGAGTCCCACATCGGGTACCGCATGTTGTAGCGGGTGAAGTAGCCGGAGGTGTGCACCAACTCCTTGCCGTTGCGCATCTCGGTGGCCGCACGGAGCTCGAACTTCGTGCGGGGGGAGCGCCGGGCCGCGCCGAGACCGGGGACCGTCGAGCGGAAGCGCTCGAACCCGATATCGCCGTGCTCGTGGCGCTCGGCGTCAGCGGCCTGCCGACGCAAGTCGGCTGCCGCCCGCAGCGCCTCCGTTGTCGTGACCGTCATCTGCTCGCCCTTCATCGTCATGCTCCGGCCGGTGCCGGTTCGCTGCTGGGTGCGCCCGCGCCCGCCACGACGGGCTTCTTCGGGGCGCCGTAGATCTCGACCATCTCGGCGCGCTGGGCCGGAGTCAGCGCCGGCTTGTTGTCCAACTCGCGGGCCTCGGTATTGGTCAACTGCCACGAGTCGACCCGGGAGCGGATGACCTGCTGACGCATCTCGGGGTCCATCCGCAGCAGCGCGTCGGTGTTCAGCTTCACGTACCGCGGGCGGGGTAGCAGCCTGCTCAGGGCCACCTCGCGGCGGACGACCGCCGGGCCGAGGTGGTAGATCAGGAACTGCAGGTTCCGCTGGGTGATGTTCGCGTAGGTGATGCTGCCGCCGCTGGACGCCTGCACGTCCACCAGGTCGGCAGGGGTGTCGAAGTAGCGGCACACCGCCGCCTCCGACAGCTTGCGGCCCTCGATGAACTCCATGCCCGCGTTCTGGGCCTGGATGAAGTCGTACTCCCAGTCGTTACCAGTCACCAGCAGGTCACCGTTGAGCACAGTGTCCGAGTACCACTGCTTCGCCGTCGCGATCTCGTTCGGGCCGAGCCGCTTCGCCGTGTTCCGCATCCGGGCCTTCGGGATGCCGCCGGTGGAGAACCAGTCCAGCCCGTGCTGCTGCATCGACAGGCCTTCACCGATGGCCAGAGCGGCGTACAGCACGGTCGGCAGGCCCACCTCCAGCCCCGCGATCACGTTGGCACGCTCGTGGTAGACGTCCTGCGGGTCGTAGAACTGGCCGTCGATCCGCCACTGCGGCGGCTTGTCCCGGCGCTTCAGGTACGTGCACGCGGCGGCCGGTTGAAGCTCGATCCTCGACGGCAGACCCTTCGGGTAGTACGGGGTCTTCGCGCTGTTGCGCTCCACGATCAGCCCGACCGTGTTACCAGCCCGAGCCAAATCCAGCTGCGTCATCGCCAGCCAGTCGACGATGCCGACCCTGGCGCCGCCCGGGTCGGTGAGGATGGGCGGCTTCGGGTTGTACTCGGTCTGAATGCCCAGCACGTCCCGGTACTGGTCGACCGGGAAGGTCGAGACCAGCCCGGCCTGCAGCCGCAGGCACGCCCAGACGACGCTGTGACGCAGCGCGCGGTCGTCGGTGATGACCTGGTTGCCGACCTGCCGGGCGCCGGCACCGATCCGCGAGGGGATCATGTCCGCCGCGCCGGTGATGCCGAAGAAGTCGCGCTGCTGGCGCCTCGGCCCGTACAGGCCCATCAGCGACCACCGGCCATGTGCAGGTTGCCGGGGTGCGACGGGCCGGGCAGTTCATCCGGCTCGGCCGGCGCGGGAGGGCGGTTGCTGCGCGGCCTTGACCGGATCTGGGCCAGCACCGAGCAGGCCAGCAGCGAGACCCCCGCGACCAGCAGCGCCCAGCCGTCGCCCCACGTCACCCGGGCGCCGTACGCCGCGGCGGCGGTCAGCAGCAGCACGCCGCCGATGTCCAGGAACGTTGTCGTCAGGTCGTTGACCCGCTCGACGAGCGGGTCCGTACGCGGCTGGCCCGGATCGGTCACTGCCTCACCCCAAACTGTCCGCGATGTCGTACGAGCCGCCCAGCCATTCGACCGACTCGCCCGCCGCCCTGGCCAGCGTCACCGAGTAGGCCGGAGACGCGTCACCGCCCTGACTGGCCCGCTGGAAACGCCACTCGTCGGAGAACACGTACTTGGCCAACCCTGCTATCGAGGCGTTCAACTCGTCCTGGTTGATGTGCACGATACGGCGGTTGACGTCGAAAGAAGGATCCTCCGTGTCGACTTCTCCCACCTCGCCGGACTCCAGGAAGAACTGCCGGCAGGCCCGGGACACCTCCGGACCTTGCATCGCGACCACCGGAACGTCGGCGTTCGCCTCCAGCAAGGCGCGCTCCAAAGGCAGGATGATCGACGCCGCCGGGCCGTGGGCGGCCACCCCGATCGCGCACGGACCCTGCTCCAGCGCCAGCTTCACCAGTGCGGGGATCGTCCACGACAAGCCCGGCCGGCGGTCGATCAGTTCGACGAACGTGTCACTGACCACCGTGCGGGCCGACATGCCGATGCTGGCCGTCGACTGGTCGGGCTGCGCGTCCACCCCGAACGCGACCGGGTCCTGGTAGTTGCCGCGCGCCGGCGTGATGGCCAGGGCGCGCCAGGTGGCCTCGGAGATCACATTCCACCTCGCGGTCTGCGGTGACGGCTCCCACCCGAGGTACTCGGCGCAGAAGTCGACCAGGTTGCCGGCGCCGACCATCGCCTCGTAGTCGGAGCGCACGGTGCTGACGTTGACGGTGTGGCCGAGCGCGGGCATGCACGACCACCAAGTCTGCTCGTCGCCCGGGTCCATGCCCTCGGCCGCCGACCAGTCGAAGTACGCCATCCCCCGGGTGATGCCTGCCTGCACCCGGGCGCGGCCGTTCTGCCGCTTCGTGTGCAGGTACGGCCACGAGCCGGGCAGGGCGCGGGAGATGCCCGGGATCATCGACATCACCCACAGCTGGTGCCACGGGCGGGTCATCATGGCCGGACGCAAACCCAACTCGGTGCGGAAGTCGGGCCGCGACCACGCCTCATCGATCATGGCCAGATCCAGCGTGTCACCGGTACCGGCGGTCTTCGCGGTGGCACTGCCCGGCGACCAACTGGACCCGTTCGGCCAGGTGATGGCCTCCATGTTCGTCTTCAACCGCTGGCCGATCTTCGACCGGAACGGCGACTCCTTCAACCGGGCCAGGTGGATGTCGCGCCACTTCTCCTTCGCGTTGTCCGCCGTCTGCGCGGTGTAGAGCACGCGCTGGGCGCCCGGAGTCTTCACGTCGTAGCCCAGTTCCCGGCGCACCCACTTGGCCAGGCCGTCGCCGAAGCCCGTGCACCGATGGGTCATCACCGGGAACGAGGTCTCCGACTTGCCGCTGACCTGGCGGGGGCCGATGAAGACCACCTCGTCGTACGCGAGGTAGCCGGTCGCCGGATCGATCTCGAACGCCACGTCGCAGATGTAACGCTGGTGAGGCAGGAACGGCTTGCCGAGCTGCTCGGCGATCTTCGCCACCTGCGGTCCGAGCGTGGGCCTGCTCGCCGTACGCGGGGTGCCGTACAGCGGCGGGCAGTGCAACTCCCGGTCGGCGACCTTCACGCAGGTGGCCAGGTTATTGGCAGGCCGGGGTGGTTGACGATGCCAGCCTGGTCGGCGATGCTGCCATACACGATCGCCGACCTGACGTTCTTGATGTTCTCGTCCAGCAGGCGCTCGTACTCCTTCCGCATTGCCCGTAAGTCGACCGACCGCCAGAGATCGCACAGCGGGCACGGGCAGGCGTACCGCTCGGTGTGGCCGTCCTCGAACGTCGCGGTGATCACGTGCATCCCGCCGTCATCCTCGGACAGGGGTTGAAATGTCCTCGGAGAATCGCTGCCAGGAGTCGTCATCGTCGCCTCCCCTGCGGGTCAGAGCAGTCATCGTGGCCTGCAGCCGCTCGGCGAGTTTCGCCGTCACCGACGGGCCGTCATCGTCACCGCGCTTGTCGATCGTGCCCGCCAGCCACAAGGCCAGCGCACGGTAGGTACGGCCGCCGGGGATCTTCTCCACGTCCAGCGACTCGAGGTCGGCCTTGACCGCGGACAGCACCTCCGACGGCGGGACCAGTTCGTCGCCGAACACCGTGCAGGGAGTGGATCCGTGCCGGTGGGTGATGTCGCCGCAGATCGCGTGTCCGCGGTCGTCGTGGGCCTCCGGGCGGCGACAGGCGTACGTCGCCGGGCCGGCCTCGATCGGCGCGCCGCAACGCATCAGAACCGCCGGCCCTTCGTCCGCTCGAACAGCACGTCGGCGATCCGGCACGCGCCGTAGTGGCGGCAGCGCGGGGAGGACGTGCACTGGTTGTCGACCGAGCACTGGCTCGGCGTGGCACCGGACGATACAGGGGGTGGCGCTGGCACGGCGGCCATGCGTGGCGGCGGGTCCACCTTCGGAGCTTGCTCCTGGCCGCGCGGCAACTCCTGATCTCGTCGGATCTTCACGGCCGGCCTGTCCTGACCGCCCAGCGCTTCACCGCGCGGGCCGCTGCGGCGTTGCTGCCGACGTGGGCCGCCGCCGACCAGCCCTTCGTTGCCCCCCACAGCACGTCGCCCGGGTCGGTGGTCGGCTGCGGTTGCGGCGGGGCCACCGTGCTCGGCACGAACGAGGTCACGTCGCCGTCCTGGGCGAGCAGTTCCTCCCACTCGTTCGCGAGCATGAAGAACCGGCCCGCCGCGCCCCAGCCCTTGCCCCACGAGTTCGTGAAGCCGCACAGGCTGGTCCCCGCGTCGTACGAGTCCCAGACGAACTCGTGTCCGCCCGCGATGCCGCCGGTCGGGTGCACGATGCCGTTGATGTCGGGACTGAACATATCGTCCATCCAGTTCACGCCGACGATCAGCGGGCGGGACATCAGCGCCGTCAGCCCGTCGGCGATGCTGAACGCGTGCTCGTAACCGGAGATCCAGCCAGCCGTCTTCAGTACCTTGGCCACGCTCAGGCCGTCGCTGCCGGTGTCGTCCGGCGGATACGTGCCCGCGTACGAGTCGATCGCCGTGGCCGCGCCGTACACCAGCACCGCACCGCCCTCGGTCAGCGGGAACTGGGCCTGCTCGTTCGCGTCCACCGTGGCGAAGAACTGGCCCGTGCCCATGCAGCCCACCGCGGCGTTGCCGGTGCAGCTGCCGAGGTTGCCCTGATCGAAGATCGGGATGTGGCGCTCGTGACGAACTGAGGTGATGGGAACGGCGGGCAGGCGCACCGGGAAGCGCCTGCTCCGCGGGTCGTGATTGACGTGCCGGCCAAGCCGTCGGTCGGTCGGTTGCAGGTAGCGGACGCGATACATACGACACTCCCTCTGCGATGATGGCGGGGCAGTCCGCCACTCACCGATGGGATCATCATGCCTGATCAACGCCCAGAAGCGCCCGAAGCGGGGTCGGACCTGTACCGATGCACCCTGCGGTACGCCGACGACGTGACGCCGCCCGAGGTGCCCGGCGAGGTCGCGTTGCAGGAATACCTGCCCGACCGGGCCAGCGCCAATCAGTGCATCGAGGAAGGAGCCGCGCGCACCGACATCGGGCGGATGACCCTCGAACGGCGCATCTCCGAAGACGGCGCCAAGGACGAGTGGGGCGTGATGCACGAGTGGGCCGTCACCGCGGACGGGTGGCGGATCGCGTGAGCGACCGCTGGTTCATGTTCTGGAAGGTCATGTTCTGGGTCGGGATCTGGCTGCTGATCGCCGCCGCCCTCACGATGCTCGGACTGGCCGCCTACCTGTCCGTCCGTCACCGAACATGACCATGATCGCCGAACTCGTCCAGCACGAACCGTGCGAGGATCGAAACATGATGAAGCCGACCGTGCCCGCACTGTTGCGGCGCGTCGAGCACGTGCTGACCGGATACGCCGACCGAGTGGTGACGCGGGAAGACACCCGCCACGGGGCTGATGCGACACCCCCTCGAATGGGCGCCCGGGTCGACGGGATGCTGATCCGCCGGCCGCGGCGTGTCATCACCCACGCCGAGCTCATCGCGGTGGCCAACAGGTTCCTCGACGACCTCGCCGACGGGGTGGCCCCGCCACTCGGCAAGACGCTGAAGTTCGAAGAGACGGCGGCACCTGACCTGCCGCCGGTAGACGAAGACGACCTGTGACCGCGATCAACGACCCCCGGGCCATCTACGGGGATCGTGATCTGCGTCGGCGCAACCCCGACCCGCTCACCGACTCTGCGGCGCACCGGTTCGGGCTAGGCACACAGGTCCGGCTGCATCTCTACAAGGAGCACGTCGACTGCGGACTGCTGGCCATCCGGGACGTGTCCACCTGGAACGACCTGATCTCGCGCATCGCCAGCAACGTGGCCATCGAGGTGATGGCCCCGCGCCGGCGGGTGTTCAGCGGGGGCGTGGTGCTGTGGGCCGAGGTGCTCAGCGACGATCTCGAGGATGAGCCGGCTCGCTAGCTCAATCGATGACCAGCCAGCCATCGTCCGACGCGGCACCGCGCGGTAGCACGCACAGTTCGATGCAGATCCGTTCGCGCATGTCGACGCCCAACCCCATCCACCATCGGCGCCACATTCTGCGACACACCGGGGCCAGGCGACCCTCGATAGGCGGGCTGCTCACCGGAACGGCTTTAACGAGTAGCAGAGCGCCGCAGCGCAGGCAGTCGGTGCGCCATCTGATCGTCGGCACCACGGACGCGTCTCGATAGCTGCGGCCCCAGTGGTGAAACCCCCAGCGACAAAGCAGCGGGCGGGTCACGCTAGAACTCCACTTCGCTCTGCGGGACCGGGGAGTCGTCGCGCCAGAGCCGTCCACTGCCGTCGCATTCACCGCACTCCATGGTGTGACAACCGTTCATGCAGGTGAACTCGCCGGCGCCGTGGCAGCATGCGCAATCGTGTTGCTCGTCGTCGTGATCAACGGTCACGGCCGGTCCAGCCAACGGCGCGGGATGCACGGGTCGGTCGCACCCGGTGCAGGCAGGCCCGACGGGAACGGCAGCGTGTGCGGGCAGTGCATGCAGCGCCAGGCTGAGCCGTCGCGGACCATGCGGTGATTGGTCAGCACGACGTTAAGCGGGTCCTCGATGTCAATGTAGATCTCGTCCATGTCAGCAGCCCTCGATCCCGGACGGGCAGATCGGGGTCGGGACCGGCACCGTCTCGATCGGCTGCTCGATGCGGATCCGGGACTCGTGCGGGATCAGCGCACCCGTCACCAAAGCGCCGAACGCCGCAATGACGCACAGGCACGCGATGATGGCGAGGCAGTCGCGGATGAAGCGGAAGACGGTCATACCGCGAGTGTGGCACATGTGACACTTACGGGCTAGGGAGACTGCCATGACCATCCCGATCGACTACGACCCCACCGGCACCGACGTCTACTGGTTCGAGCCCCACCAGGACGACGGCAACCTGTTCTTCGGCCAGGGCGGACCGCACCACGTACTCGCCGGCCGGCGCCTGCACGTCGTGCTGATGAGCAACGGCGAACCGTCCAGCGTGCTCGCCAAAATCAACGGCACCGCCGTCGACAACACCTGGTGGATCGGCACCCACGACCCCGCGCACGAGGGCTACGAGCCGCTCACCTCCACCCAGTTCGGGCTCGCGCGCACCAACGAATGGCGCGCCGCTTGGCGCTCGATGGGGGTGCCCGACGACCGGATGCACTACGGGATGGACCTGGCCGGCTCCGATCTGCTGCCCGACGCCATCAGCAAGGACTACGCCACCGAGGTCATGCAGTACTGGATGGACCGGTCGCTGAGCACCAGCACGGCCATCCCCAGCATGTACGCGATGTGGTGGAAGGACCTGCACGCCGACCATGCCGCCTGCGGGCAGGCACTGCACGCGCTGCGGGTGGCCGACGCCGACTTCGCCAACTCGAGGTGGATGACCAAGCCGGAGGACGCCACCCGCGCGGGCGCTGCGGTCTACGGGGTGCCGGCCACGATGCTCGATCAGGTCAAGTCGATGCAGCGGCAGGGCGCTCAGCCGTACGGTGCGTGGCAGCCAGAGCAGGGCGCGTACGCCATCGGCTTCCACTCGGTCTACACGCCGTACTTCAACCCGGGCCCGCTGACCGGCGCCGCCAACCACATCGTCTCGGCGTTGTGACGCAAAGGACCCCCGCCCATGGGGTGGCGGGGGTCCTGCGTGGGGGCACAAAGTCCCACCCTGCGCGAAGTGGTCGCGCGTGCACGGTAGTACCGGGTCAGGCTAGCCGATCAGGTGGTCGAACTCGCCGTCCTTGACGCCGGACACCAGCGCGTCCATCTCAGCCGGCGTGAACGTGGCGAGCACGGCCTCCGGGAACTTGGTGTCCCGCCCGGCGATCGTGTCCCCGACGCGGGCGAACTGGAAACAGTTCGGGCCGTCCGGGCTGGTGTAGCTCCACGTGACCCACGCGGCGCCGGTGAAGTCCTCGGGCATGTGATCCTCCTTGGTTCGGTGAAGCGGACCCACCGATCCTACGACACGTGCGACACATACGACAGCTACGGTGCCGAGTCGTAGCCCTCCTGCGTGCTGGCCGAACGGAGTAGCTGCGCGGCCAGATCCCGCTTGGCCTCGGGAGTGCCCGACTCGAGGGCCGCCTCCAGTCCGGCGGCCACGGATGCCGTCACCTGCTCGTGGGCCGCGTACGCCGCATCGACGTACGCGGCCTCCATCTCGTCCGGGATGACAATGCTCATGGCCTACTCCTTCGGGTGCGGGAACTGGTCGGTGAGGGTGTAGTACCTGCGTGGGGGCCTGCTCGTATGCGCGTGCGCGGGCACGTCCTCGCGGGTGGAGGTGAGCCAGCCCGCACGCTCCATCCGGGCCAGGATGGGATACACCGTGCCACTGGGCAGGGGGGTGGCCTTGACCACCTCCAGCCCATACCACTGGTGAGCAGGGGCAGTGAGCAGGGCACGGACCACGGTGAGGGTGGCGTACGTAAGGCGAAGAGTGGCAGCAACCATGGTCGTACGCTACCTGACTCGTGTGCTACCTAGTACGCGTGTGCTATGCGTGCATGTGCATTGGTATGTGTGATGTGTATGAGTATGCAATGGTATGCATGAGGGATGGTGACCATGTGTGATAGAGGGTCAAGGGCATGTTAGGTACGTGTGTGCTATGTGCAGAGAGTGAGATTCAGAAAGTGACTACGCATTGTAGTATGTGCAGGTCAGAGGCTTGCAATTGGTTGAAACCACGTGGGATTTTTAGGTGGCGGAAGGCTTGAAGTG